CTTCTTTTAAAACACTATCCAGATTTTAGAAGAACGATAAATGAATTACAAAGATATTCTGTTCGTGGTACTATAGATAGTGGTATTCTTTTTAATCTATCAGAAGAAAGCATTAAAGGATTAATTGTCAATTTAAAAGAAAAAGATTTTAATGCTATGCGTAAATGGGTGGTACAAAACTTAGATAAAGAAACAAGTGCTGTATTTAAAGAAGTCTATGACAGTCTTTATAAATCTTTAGACCCTAAATCAATACCACAAGCAGTATTAATTATTGCTGGTTATCAATACAAAGCGGCCTTTGTTGCCGACCAAGAAATCAATATGGTGGCCTGCTTAACCGAAATAATGGCCGGTTGTAAATTCAAATGAGTTATGAATTAAAAGACTATCTAAAGGCCATTAACGAAAGTAAAGAAAACCTATTAGACACAGATGACGCAACGTGGGAAAAGAAGTACCCACCTTATGTTATAAATCGTTGTCTTTCTATGTTTTGGGATACGGTAATGCCAGCCAATGAAATGAATGGCCTTCACTTTCTACCTAAACAGTTACAATTTCACTTTTTAATAAATAGTATCAGAAAAAAGAAGCGATTTGGTGGTAAGTGGTTATCACAAACCAAGTTGAAAGATTTAGATTATGTGAAGGAATACTATGGTTATAGCAATGAAAAGGCAAGAGAGGCCTTAACTTTATTGACCAAAGAACAACTTGAACATATTAAGACAAAGTTATTTAAAGGTGGGAGAAATTAATGGCAGACAATATTAAATGGTCAATAGAGGATATGTTAGAGGTAACAATCAAACAGCCTGATGACTTTTTAAAAGTAAGAGAAACACTTACAAGAATAGGTGTAGCATCCAGAAAAGATAAGACATTATTTCAGTCTTGTCATATACTTCATAAACAAGGTAAATATTACATAGTACACTTTAAAGAGTTATTTGCTCTTGATGGTAAAACTGCTACGTTATCAGAAAATGATATTCAAAGAAGAAATACAATTGCAATTCTTTTACAAGATTGGGCTTTAATTGATATAGTTAAAAAAGAGGCCGCTGAAAACAAAGCACCTTTAAGTCAAATTAAAGTATTGCCATTCAAAGAAAAAAAAGAATGGATACTATCAGCTAAATATAATATTGGTAAAAAGATTACAAAAGATGATGAAACAAATGGTGAATAAATGCAAGTATCAAAGTTTAAAGAGTTTATAAGCGAAGCTAAAAAACCAAAAGAAAATAATATAACAATTGTTGTTATAACTAAAGCTTCACCTAAAGTACGTCAACAAAAGACTGGTATAAAAAAAACAAAAAAAGAAATCACAGTAAGTTTTTTACAAAAGTCTTGTGAAAAAAGAAAAATACCTTTTTTTATAATCAATACTAAACACTCAATCATTACAGACAAAGACGAAGAAAAAAATTCATTAACCATTTATAACTATGATGGCGAAGATGGTGAACATACATTTATAGGTAAAGATACAGTTGTTATAACACGTGCAGGTGCAATTGAAGATGAAGCAGGTCTTTCTTTAATATCAGCATTTCAAAACTCTGGTGCCTTTATGTTAAACACAAGGTCATCAATGTTAACTTGTGACAATAAACTAACGTCTGCTCTACTATTTGAAAAGTTTAATATACCTACACCAAAAACCGCTTTCATATCAAACGAAAAGAATATAGACAGTGCAATTAAAATTATAGGTAATAAATTTCCAATGATAGTAAAAACATTAACAGGCACACAAGGTATTGGTGTTGTTAAAGTAGATAGTTATGATTCTTTAGTATCAGTTGTACAAGCTCTATTTAAACACGATGCCGAATTATTAATACAAGAATATATGCCTACAGATTCAGATGTAAGAACCTTTGTTGTAGATAATAAAATATTTGCTTGTACAAGACGAGTTAAAAAATCTGGAGAATTTAGATCAAACGTACATAGAGGTGCGATAGCAGAACCATATAAATTATCTGATGAAGAAATAGAAATCGTTTTAAGAACAGCTAGAGCTTCAAAAGCATATCTTGTAGGTGTTGACCACATTATATTCAAAGATAAAATTTACGTATTAGAAGTAAATGGTTCACCAGGAACAGGTGCTGATTACGAAGGATATCATTACGAAGATTACGCCGATACACCCAACACAACAGGCCCTATTAAAGGTAAACAATTAGTTGATAACGTTGTTGATTATGTGAGTGATAGGAACAATTGGGACCGTCAATCAATTATAGAAATAGGTTACATTGAAACTATAGAATTAAAAAGTGTAGGTTTAGTTAGAGCTAAATTAGATACAGGTAATGGTGCCGAGGTTAGTGCATTACACGCTGAAGAAATAGAAATTAAAGATGGTAAAGTATCTTGGAAGTATGATGGTAAAAAACATACAAGTAAACTTGAACGCAAAGTAAAAATTTTTAGAGCAAACGTAGATGACGACAAAGGCGAAGAAAGGCCAGTTGTTAAATTAGATGTAACATTCAATGGGTTTGTTTATAAAGATGTAGAATTTGGTCTTGATGAAAGAATCAGATCACGTAATGACGTGTTGTTAAATAGAGATATGATAAGAAAATTTAACGCTTCGGTAAATCCAAACCGAGAGTTTGTGTTAAGTAGACGAATCAAACCTATTGACAAAAAGTAAATAATGTAATATAATACAATAAAGGATACATAATGAGCAATTTGAAAATATTTAGACTATCAACAGGTGAAGATGTTATCGGCCAAAAGATTGATAACAACAATTCAGAAGTAACAGATATAAAACAACCATTTGTGATTGTACCAATGCAATCAAAACCAGGTGGACCTGTTTCATTAGCACTAACACCATATATGCCTTATGCTGAAGAAGATACTGTATCTATTAAAAAGAACAATATCGTAGCAGAGGTAAATCCAAAAACAGAAATAGGAAATTCATACAATCAGCATTTAGGATCAGGAATTATACAAGCAAAAAAACCTAAACTAATTATTGATTGATGATAACAATATATTTTGTAAGAAACGGCTCTAAGATTAGAGTTGAGGTACCTATTGGCCGTACAATAATGGAAGCGGCTAAGTATTTTAGTCCAGTTTCTATAACAGAAATACCAGCCGACTGTATGGGTTGTTGTGCTTGTGCCACTTGCCATATCTATGTTGATGAGAAATGGGTTGACAAACTGCCTAAAATAAAAGATAATATGGCAGAATTAGAATTATTAGAATATGAAAAAGGTTACAAAGAAGGAGTTAGTAGATTAGGTTGCCAAATATTTTTAACAAAAGAACTTGACGGATTGATTTTACATTTAAAAAATGATGAACTTTTATAAATCAGTAATTGAATATAAAGGCAAACTTCTTGTAAGAGGCATACACGAAGGCCAAGAGTACAAAGAAAAAATAGATTTTGATCCTACTCTTTATTCATTAACTCAACAACAAACAGAATTTAAAAGTTTACAAGGCCAATTTCTTAAACCTATTACATTTAAAACTATTGATGATGCTCGTAAATTTAGACGAGAGGTGGCAACCGAAAATTCACCTATCTATGGTTTAGAAAGATACCATTATCAATATATTAATAAAAAGTTTCCTGAGAACATTAATTGGGATAAGAAGTTTATTAAAATATTTACACTTGATATAGAAACGGCCTGCGAAAACGGCTTTCCTGATGTAGAAAATCCTATTGAAGAACTGCTTTGTATTACAGTTAAAAATCAAAGTAATAAACAAATAATAACTTGGGGTGTCGGCGACTATAAAACAGACAGAACAGATATTACTTACGTTAAATGTAAAGACGAAAAACAATTAATGTTTGAGTTTATGAACTTCTGGACTAAAAATTATCCTGATGTTATCACAGGTTGGAATACTAAATTCTTTGACTTACCTTACCTGATGAATAGAATTATACTGATAGCTGGTGATAAGGTTGCAAACAAAATATCTCCTTGGGGATTGTTTCAAAGAGAAGTAATATTAGCAAGAGGAAGACCTAAAACAATTTATGATATAAAAGGTATTACTAACCTAGATTACCTAGACTTGTATCAATGGTTTATACCAACAAGACAAGAGAGTTACAAATTAGATTTTATCGGTGAATTAGAATTAGGTCGTGGTAAAGATGAGATGAAACATAATACATTTAAAGATTGGTATACAAACGATTTTCAATCATTCATTGATTACAATATACAAGACGTGGAAATTGTTGATGCTTTAGAAGATAAACTTGGCCTAATTGATTTATCATTAACTGTTGCCTATGAATCTAAAGTAAATTACGGCGACATCTTTTCACAAGTGCGAGTATGGGACACATTGATTGCAAATCATTTACTAAAGAAAAATATTTGTATTCCACCACGTGAAGATAATATTAAGAACGAAAAATATGAGGGCGCTTATGTAAAAGAACCACAACTTGGTATGCATAAGTGGATAGTTTCATTTGATATTAACTCACTATATCCGCATATCATTATACAATATAATATTTCACCAGAAAAAATTATAGGTGAAAAACCATCAGGCATTTCAGTAAACAAAATGTTAAATCAATCTACACCTCTAGCATATTTGAAAACAGAAGGAGCTTGTATAACTCCTAATGGCGCTTTGTTTAAAAATGATAATCAAGGTTTTTTACCAGAGATGATGGAAACAATGTACAATGAACGTGTCATTTACAAAAATAGAATGTTAAAAGCAAAAAAAGAATATGAGATAACTAAAAATCCTGAATTGATAAAAGAAATATCTCGTTGTCA